TGTGTAACCTGCGTATGCTCATGCTATACAGCAAGGCATACAAGGAGGGGGATGACAGACCTCCGAAGGAATACTTTAGTGAAAGCAGTTAAGTGGATAGGAACTATCTTGTGCTTGACTGGTATATGTTTAACTAGTTTTAACGTGTACCCACTCAACATATTTCTAAGCCTGATAGGTAGTGGGCTATGGACATGGGCAGGGTACATGCAGAAAGATATGCCACTCATCTTAGTAGAAGTAGTGGCTGTAGTTTTATACACAATAGGAGTAATAGTATGGATGATGCAATGAAAGATGCAATGAAGTTAACTAAGATGCCACAGTTTGTACCGCCTAAACCTAAGCGTACTAAGCCCAAGGCAGAGGAAGTAACAGTCACAACGAAAGAGTATGTAGTATTGACAGATGAACAGATCGAGTCATGCCGTAAGGGTCAGGACATCTTTGACTTTGCTCGTGACATTGAAGAACTAATCCGAATTAACAACCAGATATAGGAGATACATATGAAATATACTTTTGATTTAGTACCGGAGCAAGTAGATGAACTTCTTGTCACTAGCCTTAAGGAGATGCATGAGCTATGCATCAAGTCAATTCTTAACCCTAAGTCAAGGGATCATGAAGATATTGAAGATCTCTTTAAGAGATATGATGCAATGAACATTGTGCTTGAGTACTACATGATCTATAGTGAATGGGCAGCTTACACTAGAAAGTGGCAAGCTAAAATCACAAAGCTAAGGGATGTGTACTATGAAAACAAAGATAGCAAAACTGATTGATGATTACTACGGATCATTAGACTTTAGATCTTTAGGTACAGTAACACAGAAGGATTATCGTTACTGTATCAACGCCTTGCTTTCTACATCTGTACGTGGCAAGCTAATCTCTACGATGTACCTTGAATCTTTAGATACCCCTCGTGCTCAGGCTGCTTACAACAGATGGGCTGAGAGGGGTGTTCCCTTTGCTAACCACACTCATGCTGTATCCAGTAAGCTGTACAACTTTGGAATACAGCTAGGGTACACACAGATAAATCCATTCAGCAAGGTATCTAAACACACTCACAGGGCACGTAAGGTGGTGTGGACGAGAGAGCACATCAAGTTATTCTTAGACACAGCCTATGGGCGTTTTAGATGGCGTAGTGTAGGACTCATAGTGCAGATGGCATACGAATGGTGCCAGAGGCTAGGTGATATGGCTAACCTGCAATGGGATAACTACGATGCACAGGCTAGAGTCTTGTACCTAGAACAGTCTAAGCGTAGGGCTAAGGTTGAGTTACCTACAACAGATGAGTTGCATGAGATGTTAATGCAGCAGAAGGATGACGTAGACTTTCAGTCTTACATTGCACCATACTGTATGGACAGAAGGATCTTAGCTAAGCCCTATGATAAGCATCAACTATCACAGGTAGCAAGGCAGATCATCAAGGCTGCAGGTTTGCCTAACGAGTTGCAGATCATGGACATGAGACGTACTGGTACGATGGAGATGGTAGATGCAGGGGTACCCTTGCCTCAGATCATGAGTATCACTGGGCACAGTTGTCCTAGCTCAGTAAGACCCTACATAAAAAATACATTGACAAGTGCGAGGAAAGCTGCTACGCTTCGCTTTAACACCGCCAGTGATACAGTATAAGGGGAGGGATATGTGTTTTACAGTCTATACACACGATGGTCGTGCACCACACATGGCTTGGTTCTACACAATGGAACAGGTACTGAGCAGTATGCTAGCTAATCCTACTCACACTTACCACAGGATAAACAAATAACATGGCATGGAAATGTCCCCCCCTACACTTACTCAATTGGAATAACTTATGGAAATGGAAAGAGAAAATGATAAATGAACACGACATTGCAGATCACGAGTGTGCTTTGTATGAGCTACATAAAGGTGATCACTTCACAATTACGGATGAAGAGCTTAAGGTACCCCCTGCCCACGATGCAGTTGATCTAGCTGCTACGTATTGGTTCGGTCACATAGATGGTATGTATAGTTACTGTAAAGATATGGAAGGTAAGGTCGTACACTTTGCAGCATGGACTAAGGTGAAGAAAGCATGACAAAAGATGGATGCTAAAAAATATGTAGTGGATTTAAGCTTATCACTAGGGCAGTCTTATCGTGGCAGTTGTCCTGTATGTAAAAGGTATAACACCTTTACTGCAATCAATGACAATGGCAAGTTGATGTGGAATTGCTACTCACTCAATTGCAAAGCAACAGGTATGACTACCACTCACCTATCGGCAGAGGAACTACGTAAGGTAATGTTCTCAGAGATACTACACAAGGACTTACCTATCCAGTTTGATTTACCGGAGTGGGTTGTAGTGGACTATGACAAGCCACACCTAAAGACGCTGTGCCATAGATATGGGTTAGATCCACACTGGCTAGACTTAAGGTATGACATACGAGAAGATCGTACTGTATTTCCTGTAAGGCTTGAAGGCAAGATAGCTGATGCAGTAGGCAGGGCAGGTCATGCAGGGGCGATACCTAAGTGGAGAAGATACGGTGAGGCACGAGCACCCTACGTTGTAGGTGACACAGATGTAGCCATAGTCGTAGAGGATTGTATAAGTGCAGCAGTTGTAGATACGATAGGTGGCACAGGCTTTGCCCTCTTAGGTACTGCACTTCTAGAAGAACACAAGGTACTACTTGCCAAGTACCGCAAGGTTGTGGTAGCATTAGATCCTGATGCAATGAGTAAGACACTAGCGTACACCAGAGATCTTAAAGCAATTGGAATTGAAGCAATTGCATTGAAGTTAATGGACGATATTAAGTACCGTGTCCCAGATGATATAGATAGTTTGAAGAAGTTATTATAGGAGAAAGCATGGAACTTACCTTGATTAGAAGTCTGATGGATAAAGGCTTCTACGATGAGACAAGAGGTAACAGGTGTCCTGAGAAGTTATTCACAAAAGATGTAAGAAAGATTAAAGCCATCATTGATTCAGCGATGGATCAGTATCAAAGAAATCTAACAGTAGACGAAGTACAAGCACTATTCTTTGCAGCAAATCCCACACTTACTACAGCACAGAAGCAAGCATACGAATTGCAGTTCAATAAGATTCGTAAGGAAGACATCATGGGTGCTGATGTTGCAACAGAAGTACTAAGCAACATGTTCCGGCAGGTAGTAGGTGAGGAGGTAGCTAACCTTGGATTCCAGTATGTCAATGGTGACCAGACTACAATGGAACCACTGAGACATATCCTTGATATGTACCAAGATGATTTCACACCAAGCATTCGTATTAAGTATGTAGACAATAGCATTGAGCACTTGATTGAGAGTGCAGCAAACAATACCAAGTGGCAGTTTAATATCTCATCACTACATCATTCAGTCAATGGCTTAGATAATGGTATGTTATTTGTTATCGGTGCACGTAGTAACGTAGGTAAGTCAAGCTTCCACTCCACCTTGTGTGCAGGTCCTAATGGGTGGGCATACCAAGGTGCAAAGATACTTGTGCTATGTAATGAAGAGAAGCCGGAGCGTATAGCATCACGTTACATGACTGCGTGTACGGGCATGACGATGCAGCAGATTGTGTCTGACAAGATCACTGCCCACAGATCGTATGATCCTATCAAGGAAAACTTAAAGTTTGTAGATGCTACTGGCAAAACAATGAAGTGGGCTGAGTCAGTCATCAAGAAACATAAGCCGGACATTGTTGTGCTTGACATCGGTAGTAAGTTTTCAGAGGAGGGTGCTGCAACTAATAACCATGAGACACTGAAAGCTAATGCAGTCTATGCTCGTAACATCGGTAAGATCTATGGCTGCTTAGTTGTGTATTGCACACAGCTATCAGCAGAGGCAGAAGGTAAGATTGTGTTATCACAAGCAATGATTGAGGGCAGTAAGACTGGCTTGGCAGGTGAGTCAGACTTGATGATTCTAGTTGCACGTAACCCACCCATGAATGATCAGACTGAGGATGATGGTATGCGTTACTTAAACATTGTGAAGAATAAGATCAGTGGTATTCATCGCATTGTGAATTGTGAGTTTGACTATCACACTGGTGCATACTCATCATGATCATCACACTTGACGTTGAGAACACAGTCAGTAACAGGAACAATAAGAAACACTTAGACCCTTTTGAGACGGGCAATACATTAGTGATGGTTGGATACAAGATGTTAGATGGGGTATCCCGCATCTATACATTTGATCACTCCGAAGTTAAGGAAGATGGAGAGAAGAATCATAAAGAATTACAGGCTGTACTAGACAAGACTACCCTGATGATTGGGCATAACATCTCATACGATTTGTTATGGCTATGGGAGTCTGGCTTTAAGTACGATGGAGAAGTCTTTGATACCATGCTAGGTGACTACGTCTTACTGCGTGGTGTATCTATGCCATTGGACTTAGGTTCAGTTGCCAAGAGGCACAAGTGTGAAGTACTTAAGCAAGACACATTGAAGGATTACTTCAAGCGTGGGTACAGCACCCGT